TTTGCCGTCGTCCCGTACTGCCCTACTGTCGCCGTATTTTCTCACGACGATGTCAGGTCACAGCACGGTGCAGTCCCCGAGACCCTGTCTCGCTTTTCGTTCCCGTACGCGGATTTACATCCAGCGGGCTTGTCAAGAGTGGGCATACATCTTCGGATGTTCGTCACCCACGGTCAACCTTGATTCGGATTCCTGCCTTGAGATGGCGTCCGAAGTCAAGAAGCTTCTGTCAGAGTGTCCTTCCATGGATCACGAGGCCATTATGGCCTGGCAAAGTATGAAGAAGGGCCTCCCTGATTCATGCAAGTGCATGGAATTGTCGCTTTTGACGAAGGTTGTTGAGAATTTCGGGCTTGGGCAGGTCCCGATTCCTTCTGACTACCTTTCTTTCGTGCGTTCTGAAGCACGACGCCTTTTCCGTAAGGGATGGGCGAAAGGAGTTTACGAGAATCGGGTTTTGACCTGTTCACCCGGGTTGTCCGGTACCGTCGATTCCCCCAGGGCTCACGGTGGATGTCAGTCTGACTGGCAGAACGAGCACGCTTCTTTTCTGGAAACGTGTCTCGGTTCTGATGCCGTTGGCCTCGACCCCCTTCTTGGGGCCGAGCTAATGGTCGTTCAGTCAGCCGGCAAGCCCCGTCCCCTGACAAAGTTCGTCGGGGAGTCTCTTGTCCTTAAGCCTCTTCACGATTCCATTTACGACCGCCTGCGCGGTTGTCGATGGTTATCGGTTGGGGACGTTAGAGCAGAGACCCTCGATCGAGCTCGGTTCTCGGAATCGATCGGTGGCGTTTTGACCTCTGGTGACTACAAATCGGCGACTGATCAACTGTCGCTCGAAGTAGCTGAGGTCATCTTGTCAGAAATCCTTCGCGGCGCTCCTGAAGTGCCTGCACACCTAAAAGAGTACGCTTTGCGCGCTCTTCGCCCGTCCCTGTTTCATGAGGGACTGGGGCTCAAAGGTTTGCGGCCTTCCCGAGGTCAGATGATGGGATCCTACCTTTCTTTTCCTCTTCTTTGTCTCCAGAATCGCT